TACTGGAACACTGCACCGTCCGGTCGAGTAGCCGAGTAGCTAACAATGGTATCCTTATTGACCTTGTACTCCAGCGAGTTCTGATACAGCCGACACCGTACTTTTCGGGCTTGGTTGTCGTACTGCTTGACCGGGATGTAGGTCGGGATCAGGTTCTCTGTGAATGACAGTTCCACGTCCTGAAACACCGTGAACGACTTAGTCACCAGTGCCTCCTGCGCCGGTTCCTCCGCTGTCTGTGCCACTGCTTTCGCCTTCCTGTTTGCCATCTTCTTCGCCTCCTCCCTCTGTCGGGGTATCCGGGTCGGGCTCAGGTTCCGGCGGCTCATAGCCTACCGTCTGCCAAATTTCTCCGTCCCACAGCTTCAGCCGCAGGGCGGTTGTATCGACCCAGAGTGCATTTGTTTTCGGATTCTTTGGTGCTGCCTCCTGCGCACAGATGGGCGGTGCATACCGCTCATCCAGTTTCGCCAGCAGCGTTTCGGACAGCTTGTCTGTTGTTCCGTACCGCTCGTCCAGTTTTTTGATGAGTTCTTCCGACAAATCAGATGCCGTCTTATATCGCTCATCCAACTGTTCGAGCAGTTCTTCAGTCAGTTCTCCGGCTTTCTTATAGCGTTCATCCAGCTCCTGCAGGGTGTTTTCCAGCAGCAACGCCGTCTTGACCGGGGAATCGTCCCGCTCCCAGCCGTAGCCCCATGTCTTACCGCCGTCCGTGGAAATGAAAAATCCCGCTGGGCTGTTCTTCCACGCAAAAGTGGACTTTGCCAGTGACCCGGCATTGAAGGCATACCGCACGGTTTCGCCGTTCACCTCGGTCACGTTCTGGTAGTGCAGACCGAACAGGCCGGCCAGCAGAGTACCGTCATAGACCATCGACACGGAAATGCCGCCGATCTGCTCACCCATGCTGGTCTCCACACGGAGGGCTGTATTATAGGCTTCATTGGCTGTGTTTCGGATGTTACTCAGTGCTGTGGTCAAAGACGAGTTCCGGCTGCTGATCGTAGAGTTCGACAGCGTAATGCCATCGTACCGTTCCAGCAGACAGTCGTACTGCGTTTCGGTCACCTTAGAGCTGACCTCAATACCGAGCTTGGAAATGAACACATGGACGGTATCGCACAGACTCACCTGTTCCGCTTCCACTACATCCTCATAGTCCGGGGTGTTCCACAACTGGATAAAGTCGATGTCGATATCCACCTGCGGCTCGGTAAGGCTGGTGTTCTTCAGATAATCCTGCGCAAAGGAGCGCAGCATCTCATCCGTAGGCTTATCCTGAAATCCACTGGTGCAATCCAGTACCGTGATCTTCTGGTACGGAACTGACCGCTGCTCTACCAGCACCACCTTCTCCGGCAGCTCGGTCACCTCGCCGGTCTCGGAATTCTGCCAGTACGGATGTACACCCGTGATCACGCTCTCAATGTTCTTCTCCATCTTGAAGTCGATGAGATTTTTGCCGTAAACGATATGAACACCGTGGTCTGCGCCCCGGTGATGATGGAGCTTGACGGTGTATCGGTCCCACTCGTACTCTCCGCCAAAGGTGTCCAGCACCGAACCGTCGATACCGCCGAGGCAGTTCCGAAAAGAGGACGGCACCGAGAGCCGAAAAGAGGCGCTGGAGGAGATATCCGTCCAGACCTCAAAGGGGCACTCGGATGCCGCATGGTTTCCTAGCCCTGCCAGTGCACCGGTGCAGCCGGTCGTGGCAAAAGGAGAAATCGTAATGAAGTTTAGCTGATACGAGATGTGCCTTGCCTTGACAGTCAGCTTGCCATCAATCGGCGTTGCGATTTTGTAGATACGGAACGGCTGCGGTCTGCCTGTGTCGGATGGCTTTGCAAGGATGATGTTCCCTTCTTCCAACTGCTCCGCATGGATACCATCTGCCGGGTATACCATCTCCAGCTCAAAGCTGCCGTTTCGTTTTTCCGTCACCACACAGGAATGAGCATCTGCCAGCTTGCCGATGCCGTTGTGGTCGAACTTTGCCTCCGTGGATGCATACAGACAAGGGATCATCCCGCTCCACCTCCTTCCTCACAGTGTCCACCAGCGCGGTGTCACCTCCACCGCTGTGATACCGCCCGTCCATGCGATCTGTGTCTTTCCAGCCGGCAATTCCGGGAAGTCGTCCGAGAGGATGGTCTCATTGCAGAAGCCGCCCGCATTGTAGGCATTGTGCGTCTCACAGTTCAGCAGGACATAATCCTTGATGCTGTGGATGGTAATGGATTCATCACCCACATACAACACACCGCCCGAATCTCCGTAGACCTTGAAGATGGGCTGTGCCGGGAATGCGAAGGGGTTCATGAGGTTGCTCCGCCTTTCCAGCCGCACAGTCCTCTGTCCTTCCACGCTCCACCGCTGGGGCTTGCAATTGAACACCAGATCCATCTTGGCGGCTTTCTGCGCCGTCACATCGAACTCCATCGCTTCGGTGCAAACTGCCATCCGGAAGAAATCCGGGTCATAGGTATCCTGCAATTTCTGGTAGCCGACCGGAGACAGCAGCCACGACTTGACTGCGGCGGTCTTAGCAGGCAGACCGTTGAAGAAGAACGCTTCATACTTGATATCTACATTCTGATACCGCCGCCGACCTGCCCTTGCATTCTCGCTGATGATGTCTCCGTTTCTGCCGGGGACCGATGTGCTTTCTACATCCGCTGCCGGAGAATCGTACACACCGGGTCCAGACAAATATAAAAGGAAGTCCTTGCTGGACTTCCCGGCAAAGGACAGATACTGCCGTGCATACCTGCCCTTCAGATCAAACTGGGATACTGTCTTTTTCTCAGGCAAATAGCCCATACGCATCACCTTCTTACTTATAGACCGAATCGTCCTGGTCGATCATCTCATTGATCTTGTCAGCTACGATCTGTGCCAGCTCGTTATCGTTCCGGGCGTTGT